ACAACAACAACAGTGCCATCAGCCTCGCGTTCAATCTGATCTGGTTTCAGCAAATCAGCTTTGAAAACAATGCTTGGATCATGCACCACATCAGCCAACGCAGTATTTGCAGGCGCAATTAACTCAAGTTCACGTACCCGAGCTTCTAGCTCTGCAATGCGCTTGTCCTTTTCCGATGTCGCCTCACGGAATTGCTGCTCCAAAGCCTGTCGTGCTTCGGTGTACTTGCCTTGTTTTTCCAGGTCTGCTTGTTCTGCCTTAGCTTTGAAGTCCAGTAGCTCCTGAATGTCAACGCCATCGGGGACAGCCTTTGCCTTGGCTACTGCTTTTTTGTACTCATCGAGCAATTCGGCATTTTTTCGCCTCATTGCTTCAAGTTCTACTTCAAGTTTGTTGGGCTCAAGTGATTGCTCCACAGGAGCAGTTTGCTCTTCGGACATGAATTAGCCACAGGCTACATTTCACGACCACTTTACCCTCGAAGACCAATAAGCGGCAGATGTTTTGCCTTTAGCGATGTTCTTTGCGTGTCTAGCTTTGAATGATTTGCGCTTTGCTTTGTCTGCTGCGCTTTCACCTTTACGCGGCGGCTTAGTTTTTGCGCCCTGCTGGCCGAACCTAATTAGCCGAGGGCTGCCGCCGTCATTGATCACAACGGCGTGTGATTTGCCACTGGGGTGGTTTGGGGTGCGGATTGGCTTGTCGAAGCCCGCGAACGTATGGCCGCCCCTCTGAATGCTCATTTGCCTTTCTTGCTCATAGCCAAGCGATGCGCCTTTGTGAAACTCATGCCCTCACGCATCTTGCGCTTCATGAAATCCATGTGCGCCTTTGTGTGCCCGTGCGCCTCTTGGTGCCGCTTCAAGGCATTTTTTTGACGAGTCGTTAGCTTCATTTCTTTTTCTTGCGCTTTTTCTTCAGCAGATCAGCGTCAGCAGTTCTAGCTCCACCTTTGCCTGACACAAAGCTATTGACTCTGCCCATAGCCCAAGCAGCCATTGGCACATTGCGCGAGCCACTCGACAGGTAAGCACCTTGACCACGCCTATAGACAGCAGCCAGCTGCCCATAGGTGAACCGGGACTTATCTGCCTTTTTTTTGAGCGCGGCTTTTGTTGCCTCGCTTAGTGGTTTTCTTTTTGGTGCCACCTTGTTTAGTCCGGGATGCAGAGACAGATTTGATGTCAATGAACTCGCCACGCTTGTAAGCGTCAGCAGTTCGCTTGATTTCACGCGCTTTTGCAGAGCGATTTTTAGCACCCGATAGGTACTTCTTAGGCAGACCAGTGGCCTTGTCCTTTGGAACGCGACGCCGCTTTGGTGCCATTACTTTTTTTTCTTACCTTTTTTCTTTTTAGGGGGACGACCCATTTTTGAGCCGTAAGTGCCAGAGCCTTTAGGCATCAGTCAGCCTCCGAAGGTGCCTTAGTTTTAGCAGCTTTAGTTTTTGGAGCAGGCTTACGCGGAGGACAAGACGGTGCATCCTCCTCCTGTTGCACCTTGAACTTGTACTTAGCTGGGAGAGCCATAGCGGTCACGAAGCTGCTTCAAGGTTAGCTCTGTTCCGTCCGCACTCACAAATTTGCGGATTGCGTCAGTTGGGCCGTACTTTCTGGCCAGGCGGTTGAAGTACGCAACTTTTTTAGGGCCAAGAACTTCAGCCTTAATTTCCTTGCTTTGATTGTTAAGCCATTGGCCGTAGCTTTGATCTGCAGGCACCATTCCACCTTGTGCAGCACGCTTGCCTGGCTTTGGTGGTGTAAAGCCTAGAGCTTCATAATCAGTAATCGGAACTGTCGTTGACCTGCAATTGAAATGTTGAGGCGGTACTGGACCTTTACCGTATTCAAACTCTTGACCGTCAAGAGAACGACAAATTGCAGATGTTCTTGTATCTAATGTTGCTGTATAGCGATATTTTTTTGTCACGTCTTGATTTGCCTCATAAGTTTGCTGGCTTGCAGCATTTGCAACCTGATTGATACTTGTCCGCACCAATGCCGTCACCTGATGATTTGCAACAGCTGTTACCTCTCCGCCAGCTTGTGCAATTTGCCGTGCGCTTCCAGGTTGTCCAAAACGTAAACGACCTTTCAAGCGCCTTGCCAGCTTGTCTGTTGACTCACCAGTCAACAAACCATTCCGCACAGTTTTAGCAAACAGATCAGCTTGCGATTCAGCAAGACCACGAAACGACTTTTCCAAAACCTTGCCGTTTGGCAACGTAATAGTTGTGCCCTGTGCAGCCGTCAGCTGGAACGTTGTAGGTGCTCCAGTCACAGCAGCCTGCAGGTCATCGCTTAGCGAAACAACATTGATTGCTGTTGGGTCAACCGTCGCAACGGACTGTGCAAACTGCGGACTGATTTGAATGCTGCGAATCTGATCACGCAGCTCAAGCGGTAAAGGCTTACGCAGCTGTTCCACGACAAACTCAGACTGCAATTCTGCTAGCCCTTGCAGCTCCTCGACAGCAAGTGCAGTGCTAGCTCCAGCCCATCCCTCTAGCGATTCTTTTAGTTGAGCCAGAATTACACGAAGCCTTGCTGCCTTAGCCGGTGCTGACAGTTCATCAATGCCACGCAGCTGATCAACAGCTTGCAGAATTACATCGTTGTAAGTAACAGCAATGCGTTTCGCAACGCTGTTGCTAAAACGATTTAAATCGACCGCATTCTTAAACAGCGCAGCTGGTGTACTCATGTTGGTTCAAGACCTAGTTCGTCAGCCGGTGCAATACACAAAGTTGATACGTCTGCACCATCGCGCAACGCGTCTCTAATAAGAACAGTAAGTTGTTTAATAACGTCTAAATCGCAGTTGTGAAGTGCCGTTTCAGTAACTCCACAAATTTTGCCATCACAAAACCAAGTAAACCTGATAACTGCAAAATACTGATTTATTAACTCATCTTGAGCAAAATACAAAACTTGCTTGCGTGGTGGCCTAGGTCTTTGCAGCTTGTCAAGCCAACTCATTATTCAGCATCCTCAACTTCCTCCGCTTCTGGCATTGTGCTTTCTTCTTCTGGCTCTGGTGTCGGCTCAGGCTGTGGCTGTTCCATCTCAATCAGTCCACCATTCTGCGTGGCCTCGACCTCTTCCTCTACGTCAAATTCATCGCCCAACACCTCACCAGCAGACAGCTGGTTGAGCAGCGTTTCCTGTGTAATGGTGCCTGCGGTGTAGAGCTGCAGCAGTGATTGGATCTCCTGCGGTTCGAGGCGCTGGCCCAGGAAGTCGCGGTTGATGAAACTGCTGCCCGCTTGCGCCTGCTGCATGTATTGCGCGTGAAAGTTCAAGCAGTTATCGATCAGGTCTTGCATTTGCTGAGCGATGACCATCATTGTGCTGTCGCCTTGGCTGCGATCGATCCGTTTGGCCTCTGCTGTCTCTGCGCTGAGCTTTTGCCCCAGCACAGCGGCTAGGCCCAGTTCGTTGATCTGATCGGCGATCTGATCAAGGCGTTGGAACTGTGCGTTGTAGCTGTTGCCGGATGGCTCGATGTACTGCGCCGAGGCACCTTCAGGCAGCGCCATCGCCTCCCCGGGACCTGCACTGATCTCTTCTGCTGACTGCGGGAACCCGTAGATGGCCAGCATCGGCACGGCGCTGATGTGCAGCTGATTGTCGAGATCAGATTGCACCTGATATGCCTTGAGGTTCAGCTCAGCGATGTCTGCCAGTGGTGGCCGTGACTCAAGAACACCGACGCGGTTGGAGTAGGCAACAGCGAACGGAATCTCGCTAAGGCTGGTGCTGCCCTCATCAACCAGCACAAAGTCGCCTTTCTTGTCCTTTTGGTGAATCTCAAAAGCGCCGGGAGTTAATACGCGCACCTGCTGCACCTGTTTTTCGCCGTAGAGGCCATCGGGCACGGTGATAGTTTCCATCAAGCGCAGTTGGGTCAGCTGTTGCCTGCCGTCTTTAATTTCAGATCGCCATCCCAAGATGTCGCGTGGCGTGTATTGCGTCCAATACGGTCTTCCGTTTTCGCCTGCCTTTGGCGCGTCAACCAAGACACCGACGTGGCCGTAGCGGATGCATTTACGGGCCGTTTCGTAAGTCCAAACGTTTAGGTCGTTGCCCTGCAGATCAACGTCAAAAAGCTGCTCAGTGACAACATCACTAACGTCTTCAAGCCGCACAGGCTTGCGAGTCAACATGCCCGCCAGCATCCGCTCCAGCCTGACGTAGTAAGGCGCAAGCGTTGAACGCATCAGCCTGTTGTCATAAGACTCGTCTAGTTCTCTTGGCTCTTGCGGAAGATATTTTCGATGCCCTTTTCTGATGCCGTAGGTGCCCTGTAAAAGTGCTTCAATCAACAGCCAATGCGGCTCCATGTTGACGTAAGCCGTGTTCGGGCTTTCCACCGTCGTGACGTTGCCAACACGTTGGCGACCAGAAAAGCCCGAATACACAGCTAAATCCCACCCATGCGATCAGTTTAGTAAAGCCTGATTCCCGTGGACTTACCAGCACGGGCATGGAGCATTGAGAAATCTCTGTAGACGAGATAGCCAAGCGCATCATTCATGTGGTCATAGCCCGCGTCTTTATCAGGATCACCGGCCTCGGTGTAGCTCTGCAGCTCTAAGCATTCAATCGTGCGCTTGCAATTAGCAGCAACCTGCAGCCTTACCTCTCCTTTCCCGTTTTCCAGCAAAGCTTGAACAGAAGCCACCCGATCACGTACGGGAGGATTTGCTTTTGGTGATTGATTGCTGAACCCGTACGTTTCCAGGATCTGTATGTCAGTCCTGCTGGCATTCGTGCTTCGATTTCCGCCTGATGCGTCAGGGTACATATATACCCTTTGGTCGGGAAATCGTCTGCGGATTTCTTGTGCCATGGCGTCGGTGTCATGTGCGCCACTGATCTCATCGATCAGGAGAAGTTTGTTCCCAAGACGAACACCGATCACAGCTGACATGTTCCCGATATTGAAATCAACGCCGATTCTCAAAGGTTCGTCGCTGACATCTGGAATATCGGTTATTACGTGCTTTGTTCTGTCAAACCGGTCATAAACCTGACCAGTTGTAAGGTTGCAAAATTGGCCTTCCAGGTAAGCCTGCAACAGGCTTGGATCGTAGTTGGCTTGCAGCCTTTCGATGAAGTCTTGAGGCAGATGTGGATTATCTGCGGTTCGCATCCTAATCAGCTTTCTGTCTTTGCGCTGTTGTGCCTGCTCTGTGCCAAACGTGTTCCACATCCAACGGAAACCTTCAGGCGTTGATGCAGCACCGAACTGACGAACATTGCCAGAACGCAAACGGCCAAGAATTTTGGGGAATGCCTTTTCAGCGATTGAAGGCGTCACCGTATCAATCTCGTCAGCCAGCACCCAAGCAAGGTTCAGGCCGATGATGCGTGACCAGTTTTCGAACGATCGGCACAGAATCTTTGTATCACCGCCAGGAAGGTGCAAGACATATTCCGCAAGCGGAGATGCTCTGAAACTGTATGGAATGTCGTACTGCTCTAAAAACGCTTCAAAGTCATTTTGCCAAATGTCACGGATCAATGGACCTGTTGGCTCCATCACGCAACCGACAAAACCTTGGTTAGCGATTGACAGCGCAAGAGTTTTGGCGCATAAAGCACGAGTCTTTCCTGCACCATAACCAGCAGACAGACCAATAATCTGTGTGGATTGATCGTCAACAAAAGCCCGCTGCCCTGGATGCAAATCAGCTTTGACTCGATCAATTAACAGTGACGCATCAATGGCCGTGTGATTCTCGCCAATTCTTTTGAGGATTGAACCTTCTTCAATGTGGGCCAGAATGCTCACTGCAAAATCTGCGTGATCTGTGCAGCTGTCTTAATACAGCCCAAAGCAGCACCAAGGTTATTTTGCTTTCTAGCCTCTTTTTGAAGCGTGGCAAGCTGGGCCAAAATCTCTGCTGTAAAAGTCAGGCGATCCGTTTCCCAGTCAGCACGCAAGATGTCCCTAGCACGGGCGATGTAAGTATCAGCAGTGCGATCTGACGCCTCCCACTCTTTTGCTGCGTATTGAAGGATCTCAGAGCGCACAGCACCGTTTGCCAAAAGGCGAGCAACACGGTTGATACGCATGTCCATTTCAATTTTGGTGGACTTTTTTCCCATCAGTCCGTCAGCTCATTTTGAACAAAGTGTGACGCAGCAGGCTCACAGATGGCGGTGTTACCGGTGAAGTGCTCCCAGCGTTTAACGATGACATCGCAGTAAACGGGGTCTAGCTCCATCAAGCGTGCTTTGCGGTGATGCTGCTCGCAAGCGATAAGAGTGGAGCCCGATCCGCCAAAGAGGTCAAGAATAAACTGATTGGGTTTGCTGCTGTTATCGAGCGCAAGCTTGATGAGATCGGTCGGCTTTTGAGTTGGATGAACAGTGCCAGTCGTTTGGCGCGTGACTGTCCAAACTGTCGTCGTCTTGCGATCTCCTGCGTTGAAGGGTTTTCCAGCTGAGGCATAAAAGCAGGGTTCATGCAGCCATCTGAAATGAGATCGCCCAATCGCTGGGGCAGCAACTTCAGCGGTACCATCGCGACCCTCTCCTTTGACCCAGATAATTTGCTGCCGAACGGTGATGGAGCAATCGTTTAAAGCGTTTTCAAATTCACGCTGGAAACGTGATGCGTGCCAAACAAACCATGGAGCATCCGGAGAAGAAGCAATGACTCCACAAGCAAATGCCTGTTGCAAAAAGGTCTGAAGTTTCTCGTCAGTCAGTTCATCATTTTGAATTTTCCGTCCTTTTGAATCTTCGTAGCTGACCCCATAAGGCGGGTCGGTAAAAACCATGTCGGCTTTTTTGCCGTCCATGAGTTTCTCGACGTGTTGCGGGTTGGTGGAGTCACCGCATAGCAGGCGATGGTTGCCAAGGATCCAAAGGTCGCCTGGTTTGGTGGTTGGATCTTCTGGGGCCTCGGGTACGTCGTCAGGATCGGTGTTGCCTTCAACAGCATCAACGTCGGTGACGTTTAACAGCTCATCAAGGTCGTCTTGATTGAACCAAGGTTCCAGGTCGTGCTCTTCAGACAGACGGTGCAGCATCTCCTGATCCCATTCGGACAGGTCTGCTGTGCGGTTATCGGCTAGGGCTAAGCCAACCTTTTGCTCTTCGGAAAGACCGGTGCGGCGTACAGCAATGACCTCATCGCCTTCTGACTCAACGATGCGAACACGGCGGATGCCCGCAGCTTTAGCCCCGTCAATGGTGCCGTTACCGGCGAGGATGCGGTTTTCTTCGTCGATGACGATGGAGCGGGCTGCACCGTAGCGTTGCAGCGATTCTTTGATTAAGTCAGAGGAACGATCTGTGCGACGGCGTGCATTTTTGTGATCAGATTTCAGATCGTTGATTGATGCCACTCGTTTGATGTCTTGACTTCCACGCTGACATTAGCTGATTGATTTTGACATCAACCAAGTGCATCGAAGATACGGTCCCGACATATTCGCCCACCTGAATCCTGAGGCATCCGTCTTCGAGGGTGCGGATTTTGGGATTGGGCGTAGGCAGCTGCGAGGCGTCGCTCATAGTCGAGGAACTGTCTGAGTTCATTGTGGCGCTGAAGTTCTCGAAGGTCGTGGTCTTGAATGCGTATTAGTTCCATGATTTTGAGTTTTGGTGTCGGGGGATGGATCGGACCTCAACCCGCCCTGCTTTTCCCGCGCAGCTCTGCGGGTGTTTTATAGCTTTCAGCCTGAGCGGGGGACAGCTCAGGCATCAGGCTCCCCGACGTGTGGCTACCAATCTTTTACATATTGGTCAGCAGCCGTCTTGGCCTCTTGTCGTGTGGCATATGGACCATGCCGGACTGCCAAAAATGAACGGCATTGAAACCAAAAGCCTTCAGCGTTTTGCAAAATGCGGTAAGTCATCATTCGTGCTCTTCAACGGTGTAAGAGCAACCGGAGTCTTTCGCATCTGCAATTAAGAGATCAATCTCATGTTGGTCATAAGCCCACTCAGTCCATTCAAGATTGCCGTTTAGTGATGCTTCGACGTAGTAGCGAGTGACGGGCTTCATGTCTTGAAGCTTGAGCAGGTTGTCGGCTTCTAGCTTGTCTTGAAAGCGTTCAAAGGACTCGAAGAGGTCGAGGCTTTGAGTAAATGCGTCCATAGTTGAGGTGTTGATGGTGGTGGCCCTGTCTCCAGGGCCGTGGGCGTGATCAGATGGTTGACACAAATTCGCCGTCTTCAAACATGCGAATTACGAGACCCCGACCATTGTCAAAAATGTCAAAGGTCTCACCGGGTCCAGCAGTTTCAATGGCAAGAGCCAGGGTCTCTTCAGCACGAGATTTGGACTCGTAGCGATAAGTGGTTGAGCTGATCTGGATAGTGGAAAGATCGAGCATTGCCTTGAGGTGTTGAGTGTGGGAAGCGTCTCCGCCTCCCGATGACATAAGTATGGCATACCAGTAAGAGGGCGTCAACCCTCACGTCATGCAATAGCCCGACTCACAACCGTCTTGTTCTTCAAGCCAGTCAGGGAACAGACCCAGCTGATCCGGTATGGCGTCAGCTAATGGCCGACACCTACCACTCATAAAGACAGGATCCTTTCCCATTTCACTGCGCTTTTGGTTCAAGACGTTTTCAATCTCAACAGCTTGAGCAAACAGCTCAGGGCGTTCACGCCTAAGAGTGATCCATTGATCTGTCGTCTTGTAAGGGCAAAACCAACAAGCTGACTTAGGCGGTTGAGGAAGTCCTGCAGCCCTGACAAGCTCAAGACAATCAGCGCGACTGATGCCCAACTCAATCAACGGATATGCGCTGCTATAGCCGTCAGACTCACGCGACGGCGTAGCGCGGTGCGGCTCGTCAGTGCTAATCCCCTTGCCAAGAATGCAATCAGGGGCATTTGCCTTAATCCATTTGGCGATCGGCTTGATCTTGAAGGTGACAGTGCAATTCCGATTCCCTGGCGCTCCATTGGTCATTCGCACGGGAATGTCGATGGATCGAATGGGCCGGTGTAGTTCCTCAAAAAGATCTACCGGATCACCATTTCGGCGTCTGCGCTGAATGTCTACCCAACGGATGCCGTTCTGCTCTGCATAAGGCTTAAGGACCTGCGCAACGTATTTGATGGTCCTGGGGTCTTCAGCCTTGTCCCCGACGTTCGCAAAGATGAACGTCTTGTAGGGAATGCGGCCCTGCGCAGCAAGGACCAAACAAGCGGTGGATTGAACACCACCGCCACAGGAGAAAACGTGTTTAAGCATCAGCCGCTAGCGCACAAATCACCGTGCAGATCATCGGCTCAAGCTGGTGCCTCGGCATCCCGCCGTACTGGCGGCTGACAGCGGTGATGGCGCGATCAATGCAGTCACGGCCTTTGCCCAGTGATGCAGCACGCTGTGGATGAAACACACGTTCGCGTATCAGCTCTTTGCGTGTCATACCGTGGGCGGCTGCCTCCTCATTGAGCTTGTTGCGTTCTTCAGGTGTGGCGTCAAATTCGATACGGCTTAGTTTGCTCATCAGAAATCGAAAGGTTGAGATTCAGGCAATGTTGCTGGTGCTAGGTCTCGCGGGCTTGGTCCCGCTTCAACCTGCTCAGCCTTGGGTTGGTCGCGCAGCAGATTGCGATGGGTTTTGCTGATGCTGCCGGGTGGTGGCGTGTCGAGATCTTCCAGCGTCCAGTAACCCTTAGCGATGCCATCGCGCAGGGTCTTGATGGTGCTGGTGATGTCCTGCAGTGGGTTCATCAATAGGGACGGCTGGCTTTGTAATCAGCGTCGGCTGCAGGATGCAGGACGAACCTGCCAGGCATGATTCCTTCGATCCCTGGGCAATAGGTGCAATAACGACCTAAGTGATCAAAGCGACCCATGCAGTACGGCGCAGCAGGGCGCACTCGGCCATCCATCTGATTTAGGGCTGATTCCATATCCCCTGCACGGATCGCCTTGAAATCGGGCATGGCCCCTTCCTTGGCATTCATGGGGACAACGGCAAAGACGAAGTGCTCAGCGGCTTCGGGTTCAAACAGTTTCATCAGAGGAATATGGAGGACTTAACGGGTGCTGTGGCGTTGTCTTCGAGGTAGACGGCGTAGCACTCATCACGCAGCCAACGGAAGCAGTCAGGTAGCGGCGAAGCAAACTCCCCGATGCCTTGCCGGGATCGGATGTCTTCAATCGCGCCGTCAATGGCACGCATCAGGTCATCAGGTTGTAGCTCGTCAGGGACCAGCTGGCCCCAAAGCTCCATGGCCTTGGGTTTGGACTGGCCGTTGGCGCGATGGCGGCAGCCTTGATAACGCTTCCAGAAGGCTTCGAACTCAGGGGTGCCTTTGGTTTTCTTAGCGCGTGATTTACGGGCTTTTTCAACCTTAATTTCACTTTTAAGAACTATATGTTTTTTTTCGTGGTCAGGTTCTTGGGCAGAAGGCGGAACAGCCTCCGTCTGGTGCGGAGGTAACTGCTGCTCTTGAAGAGCTTCTGACTCGCCTTCAGGTTGCTTCAGCGAAGGCTTATTACCTGTGAGAGGGCGGAAGTTACCTTGTGGTGGTCCGGCGCCAGCAGAGCACGTGGCTAGGCTACTGGCAGAAATTTGAAAGTCAACCCCCTGCATTTTGGAATCGATGAGATCCCTGATGACAGCTGACTTGTTGCGGAATGGTCTCACCTCTGATTTCAGCCAAAGCAGCTGCTGATCGGTGATTCTGACGTTGATCTGTGGCACAAACGCTTGCGAATGCAGGACAAACGTGCCACGTTTGCGACGCATACGCAAGCCATTTGTGAGACAACTGCTAGATCCCGTGCCAGGGCTGGAGTTTCACCCTCTGCAGCACAAATACAGGCTGAACGGGGAATGGCTGCCGTACAACGTCAGCACCGTGCTTTCCTTCGACATGTCGCCCACCCAGCGGGCGGCCATTGAGCGCACAAAGGATGGCCCTGATGGATGGGCTATTAGAGGTCGAACAATCCACCGTGTGCTGTGTGATGAGTTCTTGCGCGGTGAAGGTTCTATCTATGACAAGAAGTGGGCACCGTGGATTGAACCGCTGCTAAATGAGCCGCTGTTCAAGGGCGTGGAGACACTGGCGACTGAATATGCGGTCTGCGACAAGATCAAGCGAATCGGCGGCAGCTTTGACTTTTTACTGCGCACTACAGATCCCAACGACAAGCGGGTGATTCTCGGCGACCTCAAGACGGTCTCATCTAAAAAGGGAGTCTCCAGCCGACGCCCAGCAACTGCCCAACTCCAGGCTTACAGGAGCTTTCTTTCCGTACATCACCCCTCGTTGGTGGTGACAGATCTGGTTACGGTGGTATGCGGGCCCGATCGCACGCGGATCATCAACTCAGATCCTGAAGGGTGGCAGGAGTGGGAAGACGCATGGGGACGTTTCAACGCCACTATCCCTGACTTTTGATGAAGTGCCCCAAATGCGGATGCTCTTGGATCAGCGTCCTTGAATCACGTCACACAAGCGAGAAAGCCATAAGCCGTAGGCGGCAATGCAAAGGTTGTGACCATGTTTGGGGCACAGCAGAGGTCAGCGTTCCTGACGGCGAGTGGGGGTACAAAGCCACGGCAAGATTTAAGGGTCGCGAAAAGTCTGAGTTCGCCGTCAAACAGCAGATGCTTGAACGTTTGCAATCTGCATGAACTGGTCTGAGATCTTGCGCAAGGGAGGCGTGCCTGAGCCCCCCGGCTACATCGAGACCGTAGCGAAGGTCAGCGCCAGGACTAAGAGGCAGAAGAAAAAGCCAAAAAGCAAGCGGTAAAAAATCTGACCCGCTTTGGATTCAGACCGGTTTTAGCGGTGATAACGGCTTGCAGAAACAGTTTATGTAGAGCCTTGCAGCAGCCTGTGGGCGTTCGCAGGCAGGCTTGATCGCCCAGTTGCATAACAAGCGAAGATCTGCTTAGAATCTCGTTAGCAACAAAAAGCCCCTCAGAGGTCTGCCAAC